TTTGAGCGAACTCGGGTTCGTACTCTTTCATCACATCCATGAGTTGATAATTCATGAAATTTTTTACTCTCATCGACTGTTCTTCTTTTTGTCGACTCGGTCTTCCTAACACTTGAGTCCGTACCGGACCCATTGCTGGAAGTAATTCTTTATAAGCTTGTGCTTGAAACTGGGTGACCGCTTCAGCAAGTACCGGATGCGTTGCACCACTGGCTCCTTGAAACGGCTGTGTTGGATTCACATACTTGAATCCTAATAAATCTAAACCTTTGATATAAGTATCTTCCCACTCTCTACGGGAAGTTTTATATTGCATGTAATTTTCATTTAAGTCAGATCCTATGGATCCTAAAACATGGTCGTCTAATAATTCGGCGATATTTTCATCGTGATTTTGAGTCGTCTGCTGTGCAGCCCGTGGATCAAAATTAATTTCCGCTCCACCTTCTTCATCCATAATAACTTCAGCACCATCAGGTGTGACTTCTGATAGTTTATCTTCTTCCGTTACAACGATGTCTTCTTTAGGTAATACGACTTCTTGATCTACGTTCGGTAGAGCCTTGTCGATACTGTCTTTGTCTGCCATTGATATTCTCCGATTTTAACACAGTTTTAACTTGTTTGAAAGGAACATTCAACCCTTGAGGACACGGTCCTCTTAAAGGAGGAATTGTTAAAGTCAATCTTTTAATCTTCTGGGTCATTGACCCCTCTATTTTTCCATTTGTCATAACCCCACATTCCGGCACTCACTGCCAGTCCGGGTAAGCCAAATCTTCTTGAGACCAGAGACAGGGTTCGGGGACTCATTCCCATTCTTAAAGCTTTTAATAACATTGGATTCTGAATTCCTTTAGAAGCCATTTCAGCTCCAGTAGAAGCGAAGGCAGGTCCCATCCAATTGAAAGGATCGGTCGCAATGTCGCCATAATCCGTTCCGCCTGCTCTTTGAGCGGCTACGCTTATAGGAAGAGTAGCTGCTACAGCCAGTGGAGAGAAACTCGCCCCTAAAGCTTTTCCTAAAACTCCGCTTAAACCTAGAGCGGCTCGAGTTTTACCGACTCCTTTTACCGGTCCAATGGATCTATCCAAAGGCACTCCGCTTCTTCGTGCTTTATACACTTCTCCGGCACCAGGGACCGCACCTGCAACAGTTGCTGCAGCCATACCTGGATACTGCCAGTTTAAAAGCTCTTCATCAACTTTTGGAGTTTCTCCTTCAATGGTTGCAAGAAGCATTCCTTTCATCTGACTTTCATCTGTTAAATAAGTTGTTGGGTCATCAATTCTGAATTGTTTCACTAGCGGTTCTATCGCTGCTCCTGCTGCAGCAAGTGCTGCGAGCGGCGCCGCTCTCGCTCCGCCTCTACCCAAAAGACTTAAAAATCTTGTTGATGCATTTTTCAATTTGCCTACTGCACCGGTAGTGTCAGGAAGCTTAGAGAATATCTCCGCAGATTTAATTGGATTTTTTTCTATTGCTCTGGCACAATTACCAGGGAGTCCTCCGTTCGATAAAAAACTACATATACGAACCTTATCTTTATTCTTTAATGTTTCTGCTACTTGCTTTAATCGATTAGCACCGACTTCCCAATAAGGCCGAGATCCTTTAGTATCAATATACCAACCTTTTTCTTTAGCAAACTTTTCAATATCTAAACCTTGTTTTTTCCACTTAGCTAAATTTTCGGGTTTATAAATTTCAGGACTTACGGTTTCTCCAACTACGACTTCGGGAAAACGCAATTGTCTAATTTGTTCAGCTGTTAAATTATATTTGGGCCCAGCCAAGGTTGCTTTTGTTTTAGATAAGGCGCCTCGTAAATCCCCCGCCTTAAGTGCTGCCTCATCTAATTTACCTTGAGTAATAAGTTTATTTACTTGTTCAATGTTTTTAGAAAGCCTACCTTGATACTGAGCTAAGGGAACTTGATTAATTTTTGAATCTACAACGTCTACAAAAACAGAGAAAGGTTGCGCCCCTCTAGATTCACCCACACTTAATCCTATGACTTCGTTTAAATTATATTTATTATTTTTAACGAGACCATTTAAAGTTTTTCTAAATACATTCTTAAAAGAAGTTAATTTTCCATGTTGTGCTCCATATAAAGCATCTATTTCTTTTAGAGCTAAATTATAAAAAGCTTGTCGATAAGGATTATACCGACCCACTTCTCCTATTTGTTTAATTAATCTTTTTCCTGTTACTACATCCCTATCAATTCCCTCTAATCTTCTAAAAACATCACCTTTATAAGCCCGTGCTAAACTTCTCACAGCATTCGCTGCTGTGGTTGGAGACTTGATTCCTAATGTGTCCTGAACCACTTCGAGTGTAGGTAGTTTCTTTGTTTGTTTAATAGTAGGGCCTAACTCCTTATGGAGTTTGGTAACATAATCTCTCATTTTTTTAGTCATGACCTCTCTTTCTTTAAAGAGATTAAGGCCTCTTAGTTCCGTAACACTAGGATCTTTGTAATAAGTAAAGTTTCCAGATTCTATAGGTTTAAACTTATCCGTAATAAATTTATACATAGGAAAAACCTCAGTACCCTTAGTTTGCATCGTATAAAGAGTAGTTAGGTTAAGCCCTGTTTTTTTAACAAACTCTCCACTCGGAATATAATTCTTAGGAATTGTTTTTAAAAATTTTTGTCTATTAGGAAAGGTGTTCTTCGCAAAGTTTCTTTTCTGCCATGGTTCAGCATTAGACCAATCTAACTTTGGGTTCTTTTCTTTCCATAACTCTCTAGCGCTCCGATTCTCGTTATACAATTTATCATACGTAGCTAATTTAGATCCCGGCTCTCCACTTTTAGGCATTGTGACTTTTTTACTTAAAATAGAATGGTTTTTGACAATAGCCCAAACAGTTTGTTTATTTAGATTCGTTCCCACTGCTTCTTGAATATCGTTGACTGAAATAAGGAGAGGGGTTCTTTTGCCTTTAACCTGTTCCAACAACCACGTAATTATTTTTTTAGAGTCTTCAAATTGTCGTGCCATTATACCTCCAAGATCCTTGCGAGACCGCCATGAGCAAATTGGGGAATCAGCTTAACATTTTTTAAAATCATAGCGGCAAACTGATCGGGACGGGCTGCTTCTAAATTCACCTGATTTAAAAAGTCATCATATTGATGCATGCTTTCCCCATAATATTTTGCCATGAGGTCTAAAGGTTCGCCTTTTCCTTCTTTCAACATGAAAAGCTCTTCGGGTTTAAGTTTAAGTCTTGTGTCTTTTAATAAAAGATTTCTGGCAATCGCTCGGGACATTCCGGTTTTCTGATCTAACGCTGCCGCTATATCCCCGGGCCCTGTTCCCGGGAGCCTGTCCCTACTACTCATAAAGACACCGTCTTTAACGAGACGCGGCTTATTAAGTCCGGTTAGTTCGTTATAACGTCTAGGTCCCGCTCCAATGTCACTGCTTCTCAGAGTCGTGATCCCTGAACGAATAGGCGTGACGCTTGCGCTCGGTAAAACCGGTGGGTTTAAAATTTTGTTAATGCCGCTTAAATTATGTCCTAAAATCTCCGATTGAATACTATTCAGCTTGCCGTCTTTCAACCAGCCGACAGCATCTTCAGTTGCCTTGATCAACGTATCTCTGTCTCCTAAGTTCGATATCTTGGCATTCTCGAGTCCGGGCAAAGGGCGCTGGAACAAGGGATTCTCATTAGGTCCTTTTCCCAAAAAACTAATGTTAGTTCTCGTTCCTGCTAACTTGGAAGGATTGGCTCCAATCCTAGTTGCCAAGTCCATTATTAATTGTAATGTAAATCTTCTAGCCATAATAAGCTGCTCCGTGTCTCTCTATTTTTTCATCCTTATAATCTTCAGGGTGCGTTATGAAATAACCTTTTCTTAAACGCATAATTGCCTGGGTCATTGAGTCCACATAGTCATCATGATCACCATGCGGGAATGCTGCGCATTCTTCAATAACCTCTTGGGCAAACGTTTTATGTTTCGGCGCCCACACTCTTCCCATCTCAAAAAGATGAGCAATTGAGTTTATTCTAACATGCTTATCATTTCCTTTTGAAGGTGTATAGTCCTGAACTGGTATATCAATTTGTCGAAGCTCGTGGATCAGAGGAATTCCTGAAGCCTTGGCCTCGATCAAAACAATATCCGGGTTCCAGTCTAAATACTCTTGGTGAGCTAAACGTCTTAATTCTGGAAATTCATATCGTCCCCTAAAAGCATCAAGTAAAATTGCATTTTGACCTTTTCCTTCTACCGTGAAAACACCCCAAGTCGTAATGGCTGAATAGTCAGCGGTTTCTTTTTTTAAATAAGCTGTATCGTAAGATTGAATAATAAAATCACATTTGGGTGGCTTGTCATGTTTCCAATCTTTCCACCATTCTCTTTTGATAATGGCTCCTTCTTCAGCCGTTGGAGTCTGCATATATTGAGCATTCCATTTTCCAATACTGATAGAAGCTTTAACTGATTCTAATTCGTCTCGTTTCCAATATTCAG